TGCTATTGGCTGGAGTACATCTTACTTTCCATTTATTCAGTATGGTATTGATTTAGTTTTTGTAGACGTTGATAAAGACACATGGAATATTAACGTAGATCAAATAGAAGACAATATAAAGGATGGTGTAAGAGGTGTTCTTGCTATTAATATTTTAGGCAATCCTTGTAATTACGAAGTAATTAATTCTATTTGTAATAACTATGATTTGGTATTGTTTGAAGATAACTGCGAGTCTATGGGAGCAAAGCAGGGAGATACTAATTGTGGAGGATTTGGTGACATAGGTACATTTAGTACATTTTTTAGTCATCATATACAAACAATGGAGGGTGGCGTAGTTGTTTGTAATGATCCTGAAACATATAATGTTTTGCTGAGTCTAAGATCACATGGTTGGACAAGAGGCACAAAATACTTTAAGGATAATCCTTTTGAGTTTGTCACTCTAGGATACAATGTGCGACCAGGAGAGTTGAATGGTGCGTTAGGTTCTGTCCAGCTAAAAAAGCTGGAGAATATGAACAATCAAAGAATTAAAAACGCGGATACGTTTATAAAATATTTTGGTAATAAAGATTATTGTAGAATACAAAAGGTAGAGAATAACAGTATCTCTTCATGGTTTGGTTTTGGAATTGTGTTTGAGAAGAACGCCTTTAGAGAAAGAACAAAACAAATTCTTAAAAATTATTCTATTGATAGCAGACCTATATGCACAGGTAACTTTTTTAAACAGCCTGTCTGCGAAAAGTATTCTGATAATATGACAAGAGGTTCTTCATTGGTGGCGGCTACTAATATTGATGATAATGGTTTGTTTTTAGGAAACAATCCTATGGATTTAGAGCCAGCTATCAAAAGTCTTAGTGAAATTTTAGACCATGAATTTAGTGAACAAAACATTATAAATTCTGGGTTGTTATAAGTTGTTTTAGAATATGGCAGCAGCAAAAACTATTGATACTCTTGTTGAAGATATTTATAATATTTTTGAATGTGATGAAGAAGTAAGAGTAAAAGAAGAAGATGTTAATGAGTTGGTAAAAGGTATAGTTGATGCTGTTACCTCCTCCCTGAAAGAGAGAGAAAGATCAAGAGGAAATTTAAGACTATCTCTTATCGGTCATCCTGACAGAAAAATATGGTACACTGTTAGAGATGGCGATAAGTTGGGTAAAGAGAAATTAAAAGGACAAGACAAAATAAAGTTCTTGTACGGTGATATTCTAGAATGTCTTCTTATCTTTCTTTCTCGAACTGCTGGTCATACAGTTACTGATGAGCAAAAGACTGTTAGTGTTAAAGGTGTGGTTGGGCATCAAGACGCTATAGTTGATGGCGTTCTTATTGATTTTAAGAGTGCTTCAAGTTATGGTTTTAAAAAATTTAAAGAAAAAACAATTCATTCAGATGATCCATTTGGTTACATGGCACAGATATCTGCTTATGCTAAAGCAAATAACTTAGATAAGGCTGGCTTTGTAGCAATAGATAAATCATCAGGTGAGATTTGTTATTGTCCTGTTCATTCTATGGAGATGATAAATGCAGAAGAAAGGATTGAGTCTCTCAAAGCAACTATTAAATCTGATGTGCCTCCCCCTCGCTGTTATAGTGATATTCCTGATGGTAAGTCTGGCAACTATAAGCTTCATATTGGCTGTGTGTATTGCTCTTATAAGCATATCTGCTGGGCTGATTCTAACGGCGGTAACGGCCTTAAAAAATTCAATTACTCTACTGGTCCGAGGTACTTAACCAGGATAGGCCGTATGCCTGATGTAGAGGAAATATATGACGAGATTTAGATCAAAGTCTGAGAGAATAACAAACGATTTTTTAAAGGATAAGAAGGTTTCTTTTAAATTTGAACCATACTTTATTAAATATATGTGGGTTGAAAATAAAAAATATCTGCCTGATTTTGTCCTAGACAATGGTGTTGTTTTAGAAGTGAAAGGTAGATTTACTTTAGATGACAGAAAGAAGCATCTCTTTCTTAGAAAAAGTAACCCCGACTTGGACGTTAGATTTGTATTTAATAACCCAAACTCTAAACTTTACAAAGGGGCTAAATCAACCTATGCTAACTGGTGTAGTAAGCACGGTTTTTTATTTTGTAAATTGTCTGATGGTATTCCTGAAGGTTGGATAAGTGGAAAAAAAAGAAACAAAAATTCTTCTAGAAATAGAAGAGATAATAAAAAGAAGAAAAGCTGATCCAGAACAACTTCTGTTTATGAGTGTTATCCTGCAAGCTATGCTTGATGCTACTAAACCGAAAACTCCTAGAGAATCAACTGAAGCTATAATAGCCAGAGAAACAGCAATGTCTTGGTTCTTTTGTTCTGTCGGTGTCACCGCCGATGATTTTATGACTGTGTGTGATATAGCAGATGTTGATCCTGATTATGTAAGATCATTTGCTCACAAAGTTATACGTTCAAAAGAAGTTGACTTTGTTCGTAAAAGAATAAATACTGTGCTAACTTTTAATTAGGATAAATTTAATGTACAGATTTTATGAAGACCATTATGTCGAAGAGATACAAAAGTATATTGATCAAACTTACGAGCAACATTATGCTCAAGACAAATATCAGGCTACAGATGTAATTTTAGATGCAGGATATGGAGAAGGTTTTTGCATAGGCAACATATTGAAATACTGTAAAAGGTACGGAAAAAAAGAGGGTAGAAACAGAAAAGATTTGTTAAAGGTAATTCACTATGCAATAATTATGCTTCACATTCACGACCAGCAAGAGGAAGGAAGCTAACCTATGCCACAGTTTCGCTCAAATGAAAACCCTATGTTTCGTTCTAAATTTAGCGAAGATATTTTCAAACATAAATACGCACATACGGGTTGTGAAACTTGGTCAAGTTTAGCAGCAGTTCTTGTCGAAGATGTTTGTCAAAGCAAGATGAGTAAAGAAGACAAGGATGATCTTGTCAACTACATTACAGATTTAAAATTTATTCCAGGCGGTAGGTATTTGTATTATGCTGGTCGCACCAATAAGTTTTTTAATAATTGTTATTTATTAAAAGCAGAAGAAGACACAAGAGAAGATTGGGCGAATGTATCTTGGAAGTCAGAATCATGTTTAATGACAGGTGGTGGTATAGGAATAGACTACTCTGTGTATAGAGAAGAAGGACGTATACTGGCTGGTACTGGCGGTCTTGCATCTGGACCTATCCCGAAGATGATGATGATCAACGAGATTGGTAGGCGTGTTATGCAGGGTGGCAGTAGAAGGTCTGCTATATATGCCAGCCTTAATTGGCAACATCCTGACATATATAAATTTCTTGAATGTAAGAATTGGTATGATATGCCAGTGGGTGATACAGGATTTAGTGTCGGTCAGGTTAAAGAACAAGATTTTAATTTTAATGCACCTCTAGATATGACTAACATCAGTGTTAACTATGATACTGAGTGGCTGTTAAAGTATTTACGAACAGGTGATACAGGAGAGGTTTTTGAGAAGAACGTAAAGCAAGCTTTAAGCACAGCAGAACCTGGGTTTAGCTTTAACTTCTTTGATAAAGAAAATGAAACACTTCGCAACGCTTGCACCGAAGTTTGCTCAGACACAGATTCGGACGTTTGTAATTTAGGATCATTAAATCTTGGACGTATTGAAAGTATTAAAGAACTTAGTGAAATAGTAGAACTTGCTACGAAGTTTCTTTTATGTGGTACATTACGAGCAAAGCTACCGTATCAAAAAGTTTATGAAGTGAGAGAGAAAAACCGTAGGCTTGGTCTTGGTTTGATGGGCATACATGAGTGGCTAATTAAACGTAATTCTAAATATGAAGTTACTGAAGAACTACATCAGTGGTTGTCTGTATATAAGGGTGTTAGTGACTCAGTATCTCAAAAGTTCTCGGATGAACTTAGTATTAGCCGACCAGTTGCTAATCGTGCTATTGCACCAACAGGATCAATAGGTATTCTTGCTGGCACAAGCACAGGTGTAGAACCTATATTTGCTGTGGCTTACAAGCGCAGATATTTAAAAGGTGGGACTAGATGGCATTATCAGTACGTGGTTGATAGTGCAGCGCAGGAACTTATTAATATCTACGGCACTAAACCAGAAAAGATTGAATCTGCCCTTGATCTTGCTGATGACTACAAACGTAGAATAAAGTTTCAGGCTGATGTACAAGACTATGTGGACATGTCTATTTCATCTACAATTAATTTACCTGCATGGGGTAGTAAACTTAATAATGAAGACACAGTAAAAGACTTTACTAAAACTCTTGCTTCATATGCTAGTAGGTTAAGAGGCTTTACTGTATATCCTGACTCATGTCGTGGAGGACAACCATTAACAAATGTGCCTTACTCTGAGGCTGTGGATAAACTGGGTGAGGAGTTTGAAGAGGGCGTAGAAACACATGACATCTGTGACATTACAGGTCATGGAGGTAGTTGTGGGGTATAAATGCTAACCCATTATTGTTTTAAAGAAGTCCTTCCAAAAGGATTTTGTGATGGCATGATGAATGTTGCAAGAGAGTTAGACTCAAAAGAAGCAGAGGTTTATAAAGAAGGAGATAACGTAGTATTATCAGAAATAAGAAACAACAGAGTAGCTTGGTTAGCTAATCCAGAGTTGTCTGAAATACTAGAATTATATGTAGATATAGCCAACGAAAAAGCTGGTTGGAATTTTAATTTAACTTCTTTTGAAGTACCTCAAATATCTTTCTATGGTAAAAATCAATTTTATGATTGGCATGTAGATACAGGAATAGAAAAAAAGAGTGATCCATACTTTAGAAAATTAGCCATATCTATAACATTAAACAGTGAATTTAAAGGTGGCGATTTTCAAATACAAAATTTTGTACATCCTCAAGCATCAAACAGATTTAAAACTATCAAAGAAATGAGAAGACAAGGAAGTATTGTTGTCTTCCCTTCTTTTATTTTTCATAGAGTAACTAAAGTAAAAGAAGGAGAAAGATGCGCTATGACTTGTTGGTTTAGAGGTAAAAAATTCTCTTGACTACAATTGGTTTATATAGTACTATGACTACGGCATGACATAATGTGTGCCACATAATCTCGCTTAATAGGAGAATAAAATGAATATAGAATTACTACAAGCTCATAATAAAAACGCACTACACTCTATAAATGACAACGTAAAAGAGTTATTGAAAAACTTTAGTGTTGGTTTTGAAGATTATCTTTCTTCACCAATGTTGTCTTTCCACAAAGATAATGCAACTACATTCCCATTCCATGACATTTCTAAAGATGGAGATGATGGATATATTTTAGAAATTGCTTTGGCAGGATATTCTAAAGAAGATATAACAGTAGAAGAAAGAGACGGCTTTTTAACTGTTGCTTCCAGTGATTTCTACAATAAAAAAGAATTAGCAGAAGAAGTTGCTGATGCTATTGTGGTAAAAAATATTTCAAAAAGAAAATTTAAAAGAACATTTTCTTTAAATCCCAACTATGTTGTAGCTGCCGCAGAAATGGTAGACGGTTTACTAAAAGTAAAATTAAAGATGAAAGCTGACGATCAACATAAAAAAGTAATCCCAATAGAATAGGTAGTATATAGGGGTGGGGTATTGTCCTCACCCCTTATCATATAAAAAATGTTAAATAAACCATACAAAATATATGTAGGGTATGACGATAAAGAAAAAACTTACTTCGATGTTCTATCCTACAGCATAATAAAAAATACAAATCATCCTGTAGACATAATCCCTTTAAAACAAAACAATCTTCGTAGAGCAGGTCTTTATTTCCGAGCTAAAGATATTAATGAAGACAATCAATTTGTAGATTGTTTTGATGGTAAACCCTTTTCAACTGAATTTAGTTTTACTAGATTTCTAGTTCCTTTCTTAAATCAATTTGAAGGGTATGCTTTATTTATGGATTGCGATATGTTTGTGAATACGGATATATCTGAATTATTTAATGAGTATTGCGATCCTTCATTTGCTGTTAGTTGTGTAAAACACGATCATGTTACAGATGGCGGCTTAAAAATGGATGGTCGTATTCAGTCTAACTACAGCAGAAAAAACTGGTCTAGTTTTGTTATGTGGAACTGTGGACATGAAGCATTAAAAGATTTTACTGTACATGATGTAAATACAAAAAGTGGTTCTTGGTTACACAGATTTGCTTTTCTCGATAGAGAATACGAGGATGATCTTATAGGATCTATACCTCAAGAATGGAATTGGTTAGACGGACATTCTCCTGCTAATTTAAAACCTAAGTGTGTTCACTTTACTACGGGCGGTCCAATATACAAGAATTGGGATGGAAAAAGAACTGTAGATAATAAATATGCTAAAGAGTGGTCAGCGTTATATTCAGAGATGGTAAAACGAAATGGTTAGATTTGTAACATCTTTTTCAGGTAGACACTTTGATGTATATGCAAAGAAGATGCTTGAGTCTGTTGTTGAACATTGGGCAGACGATTTAAAACTTATAGTTTATTATGACACTGTAACCGAGGAACAGAAGAAAGAGTTTCCTCAGTCACCAATTATTGAGTATAGAGATTTAGATCAGGTAGAAGATAGAACTAAATTTCTAGAAAAGATGAAAGGGTATGATGGTACGTCTAATGGTCAGATGCCTTATAACTTTCGCATGGATGCTTTGCGTTTCTGTCATAAAGTTTATGCGCTGACAGATTATTTTTTAGAAGTGTCAGAGAATGAAGTCAAAGGTGGTTGGTTAATATGGATGGATGCGGATGTATTGACAACCTCTCCTTTGTCTGAAGAAATATTGTTTGAAGCATTTCCAAAAGACGCTGAACTAATACACTTGGGCAGAACAGATATTGATTTTAGTGAGACAGGATTTATTGGTTTTAATTTAGACACGATGCATAGCCATTATTTCTTAGCTGATATAAGAGGATGCTACGACATAGGAGAAGTGTTAGCTTACAGAGAATGGACTGATGCTTTTATTATGACTAGGTTCATTAAAATATACGCGGCTCATGGCATGAAGGTGCATAATTTAAGTGAAGGTGCTACTGGACTAGCTGTGTTTCCTCAGTCTAACCTTGCTAAATTTATGGTTCACTATAAGGGTAACTTAAAAAATAACATAGACAAAAATGAAGTTACTCCTGACGTTAATCTTCCCAGGTATGCCCAGTTAGCAGAACTTATCAGAACTTATAAACCAAAAAGAATTGTAGAAGTTGGAACTTGGAATGGTGGTAGAGCTATAGAAATGGCTTTAGCTGCTTTTGAAAACAGAGATAGAGTACACTACACAGGGTTTGATTTATTCCAAGATGCGACTGCTGAGACAGATAAGAAAGAGCAGAATACAAAACCACACAATCACTTTGATGCTGTAGTAAAAAGACTTGAAGAATTTTCTGAGAAGATGAAAGAGAAAAATAAAACCTTTACGTTTAGTTTACTGAAAGGTGATTCAAAAGAAACTATGCCAAGAGCAAAGAAGGAGTTAAAGAAAACTGACTTTGCATTTATAGATGGTGGACATAGCGAAGAAACCATTTTGTCTGACTATGAAAATTTAATGCATGTTCCTGTTGTTGTTTTGGATGACTACTATGCTAAAGATGCAGATGGTAAAATTCCTGGTGATGAGTTTTTAGGCACTAACAGATTACTGGAAACAATGAAGGAAAATTCCAGAGTATATGTTTTACCTTCTCAGGATAGAGTAAAAGATGGCGGGACAGTGCATCTTATGGTGAGGCTAAAAACAGAGGATCTTCCTGATTTACCTAAATCTTTAAGCAGAACGCCCATTATAGTTCAGCCTAGAGATTGTGTGCCTAAAGAAGAAATATTAGATAATATAAATGAAAACATAGACTTAATAAAAGATTGGGATTTTGTACAAAACTGTGACATACATGATGAACATATAATTGTAGCTTCTGCTGGTCCTTCTCTTGACTTTGAAGAATTAAAAGCTGTCCAAGAAAAAAACAACGCTAAAATAGTATGTGTAAAACACAGTTATCCTTTACTTTTAGAGGCTGGTATTCAACCGTGGGCATGTGTTATACTTGATCCTAGACCCATAAGTGGAACAAGCACACATGGCATCGTGCGAACAGAATTATTTAAGGAGATAGATCAAACCACAAAGTTCTTTATAGCTTCTATGACTGATCCTAGTGTTACTAAGTTTATCATGGACAAAACAAAGAACGTATACGGATGGCACGCTTTCTCTCAAGCTGTCGCTGATATAGTGAGTGGTAAAGTTGAGATAGACTATAAGTTAAAGATAGATAAAGACAATGCCACATTTGTTAGTGGTGGCACATGTGCAGCTATGAGAGCTATAGGAATGATGCACATATTCGGGTTTAGAAACTTTCATCTATTTGGCTTTGACTGCTCTGTTGATGGTCTTACAGAGGAGCAGAAAAAAGAGAAGCTGGATGACGGTGTAAGACCAAAGTATATGCCAGTAGAAATAAACGACTGTCATTTTTGGACTACTGGTGAACTTCTTGCTATGGCACAAGATTGTGAGAAGTTGTTTGATAATCCGCAGGTTGAAATGGCGGTGCATTTTTATGGGGAAAATACATTAGTATCTGAGGTTTACAAACTTTCTAGAAGAAGTAAACCAAAGAGCTACATGGACTTGATAGAAGAAAAACAAGCAGCCTAAGAAAGGATTTATTATGCTTCAAACTATTATTGATAACAGTGATGTTATTCTAAGTACACTAACAGGTATTGTGACCATAGCCAGTATTATCGTTGCTGGCACACGCACACCTTCTCCTGATAGTGTTATGGGTAAAATATATAAAGCAGTAGAGTTTTTGTCTCTAACGATAGGTAAAGCTAAAGATACAGGTACTCAAGTATCTGAACCTGCTCCAAAGAAAGACTAATGCCGATAATATCATCTATTGTATCCTCAATTGTAAATATCTTTACTAAGATATTACCTTTTTTGTTTGCATATAAAGCAGGTAAAAATAGTGCAGAGAAAAAAGAACTTGAGGATGCAATAGAAAAAAACAGGGAGGCAGATAAAATTGAAGAGGATATTGACCGTATGGCTGATGATGCTGTCACTAGCAAGTTGCGGAAGCGTTGGAGGAGGAAAGACGTACTGTAGCTGGGTAAAACCTATTCTTATTTCTGACAACGATAAACTTACTGGCGGCACTGCAAGACGCATACTTGCACACAACGAAACCTGGAATAAGTTCTGTAACTAATTATGGCTGAATTAAAAATCAGACAGGAGAAGTTCTGTCAAGCATACATTATGTATCGTAATGCAACAGAGTCTGCCAAGATAGCTGGCTACTCTGAAGGTTCTGCACATACTCAAGGTCACAGACTTTTACAAAGAGAAGATATCAGGGAAAGAATAGAAGAGTTAGAGAAAGAAATAGAGACACGTATCGATGTTGTCTCTGAAATAGAAAATCAATATACCTATGCAAAGAACAACGGACATACAAACAGTGCTATTAAAGCATTAGAAGTCCTGACTCGTGTGCGTTCTGCTAAAGAAGAAGAAGCGCCTAAGACTATAGCTGAAGTAGAAGAAGATATAATTAAGTATCTTGAAGTTCTGGGTGAGAAAGAAACATCAAAACTTTTTTTAAAGTGTGACTTTTTCGCAGATGAAGAACAGGAAGAAGAACTTGATGAAGCAGAACATATAAGAAAAAAGATAGAATCTGTTCCAAAAAGAAATGTCAGGAAAGAATATCTTGAATCCAGAGAAGGTCATGTACTAAAATAGCATAAATCTTCTGTGCGCCTGATAATTAAACACACATAAAATTAGCTTATCTTCTGGTGGTAGGGTAGCCGAGAGGTTCTTTACCTACACTGTACGGCTAATTTTAGGACTTATTTTTTGTTAGAATCTCTTCAAGAGCAGGATGACGACCATTATGCATGTGTTGGAGCGTTGTAATATCTTTTTCCATTTGATTTAATTTTTCTGCTATTTCACCCTGCCACTCGTATTGAACTTTAAGATTGTCAGGACTTAGAATGTCTGCCAAAACCTTAATCTGACTTCTCAAAACAGACACAGCATTCTCTGCTGTATCCAGTTCTCTGTTTAATTCATCCACATAGTTTTTTATTTCAGCTTGATTAGCTTTGAGTGTATGCACTTGTGATCTTACCAACGCCCATGCGCCAGACAAAGAAGCTATAACTGCTCCTACTTGGAACAGAAACTGTCCATTCATTTCCATTAGTCTGAACCTATTTGAATATCAGGTGGTTCTGCATTTAAACTTCTACCTTTATAAAACTCTTCTAATCTAGATAATTGTCTTCTAAGATTATTTATATCTTTTCTATAAGAAAAACCTGTTTTCTTTCCTAACTCTCTTATAATTTTAGCAAACTCTTTAGACTGATCGGATAGAGTTGTTGGTAATGCACGTTCATTATTTATTGCTGCTTTCCTAGCTTTTTTTGATAGTAATACACCCTTACTTGAATCTTCTAAAGATTCTATAATATTTAATAATTCTTTTTTACCTACAATCTTTTCCATATCTCTGTATAAATTTAAAAAAGCTTGTTGAGATACAAACTCTTGCTGTAAAATCTCATCATAGTCTTTTAGTATAGAGACAGGATTAATTTCTGTACGAGGATCAGAAAGATTATCTTTTAAATCTTTAATAAATTTTCCTCTTTCTAAATTATAATTTTTATTAATATTAGACATAGCAAATCCCATAGTCTTTTTAGGATTAAATGTTTTTGTTTTAGCACCTGGAATTACAAGACCATTTTTAGAAAGTAATTCAAAAAGATTTTCTGCTCTTGCATCTTGAGTACCAAACACTTCACCATATTTAAATTTTTCTACGTCTTTTCCTACCTGACCAAACTTTTCAAATACACTGGCATCTCTTGCCATATCTGTTAAAAAGTTAAGATATCCTGGTTCAACAGCAGACAAAGCTTTTAAAAGATTTCTTCCTTCTCCTGTTGTTACAAACTCTTTCATATTTTTAGTAAACTCAAATGCTAAACTAGGATCGACGTAAGGATCAACTAGTTCATAAAAAGAATTTGTTAAAGATTTATCTAAGTCCTTTGATACATCTTCGCCTCTAGCTGCTTTGAGAATAAGAGGAACAACTGCATTTTGAAACTGACTATCAGGATGAATATAAGTAAGATTGACATAATCGTAGTTGCCGTTTTTATTTTTACCTGTTACTACTAACGCGCCATTCTTTTCCCAATCAGGAAGAAAATTACGCATTCCATCTACCACATCTCCAAAGCCATTGCTTTCATTCATAACGTAAGCACCAGTATACAGCGCACCTTGAGCCGCACTCCACTGAGCAAGACGAGATATCCCCTGTTTAGTTAATTCTTTGTTTCCTGTTTCAAAACCCTCTCTTAATTCATCTGTTGCAATTTTAAATATTTGATAAGTATTACGGATACGTTCTGCAGGATAAGCAGTAAAAGAACCTATCACTGGCAATGCTCTTAGCTTTTCTAATATTTTAGGAATACGGCCATATACAGGAGTAAGATTTAAAGTTTTCTGAGAAGCTATTTCTTTAATGTAATCCTTTGCTGTAGATGTTCCTCTACCAGCATTAAATGTTTGATCAAACTCTGCAAGTTTAGCTGCCTGTTGTTCCTTTGAAAGAGAATCAAATACTTTTTTAGCTTTTGTTTTCTCATTAGCAAAAACAGCTAATCCTTTAAAAGCATCGTCAACACCACCATAAAAATCTTGAGCAGTTTTAGCAGCTTTTGTTCCTGGTTTTCCAAATGCAGCTAAACCACCACTTTTAACAAGACGTTCTATGATATTACCGTCATCTATCTTATCAGATATATCTCCAAATCTTTTTAATACCTGATTAAGATCAATGTTAGAACCTCTAATTCCTAAATCAGTATATTCCTTAATAAGATCATCTTTTTCTTTCTTAGGTAGTGCCATTGCATATCTAAAACCATCTAGAAGACCTTTAAGATTTCCACTTGTTATTGTATATCCAATCGCACCTACAGTGTTTCTAATGTGTGCTAACGGAGAATAGATAGTCTTACCTGCTTTAGATAATCCCTGCACTCCAGAGAATGTTCTTACAACAGTTCCTACAACATTATCTTGTTTATAAAGATCACTAAGAAAACCTTCCCCTTCAAAAAGTTCTTTTAACTTCTGACCTTCTGTCTTTGTAATATACACATTTTTTAATGAATCATCTATAGCATCAAAGGGAAGGCGCATAACTGCATCTTCTTTTTCACCCTTAGATATCTTTTGAAAAGAACCAGTAATAGGCATTACATCCTCACCACCCAAACTTTGTCTGGCTACTGCTTCTGGATTTTTAGCTGCCTTGTCTACAGTAACAGCCACCCCTCTGCGGGTAGCATCTCCTATTATATCTCTGGCAGCATTAGTTCTTGAGGCTGTATCAACTATACCATTTATAGTTTCAGCTATTCTTAATCCTGGGATATTATTGTAACCAATAAATTTCTTTAACGTAGGACTTAAATCTTCTTTTCTTTTCTCAAACGCACCTGTTTCTTTTTTTAATTTTTTTGTAGGAGCATATAAACTTTCAGCAGCTTCATCTATAATCTTATCTACTTTAGTATTATCTAATGTTTCTTTAGCTACCCCTTCACTGTCTACTTGGATATATCTATCAGTAAATTTTTTCCAATTTGAATTTTCAGGATCGAGAAGCATAGCCTGTCTTAATTCTGATTTAATGTCTGGATTTCTTTTAATGAAGTCTTTATAACTTTCTGTTCTTTTAGTAACAGCATATTTTTCTGGAACATTACGAACATAATTAGGGTCTTTATCAAATATGCCTAGTATCTTTTTATTAACAGAAGAATTTTTAGCGAAGTCAAAAGCTTCATTTCTTAAACTAAAAAAGTCATCGATTAAATTTCTTGCTTCTTGACTTTTATTTTGAACTAAAGACAAACTATCCGCATCACCCTGAAGTGCTTTATTAATTAAACTTTCCTCTGCAAGTATTTCTTTTGTTCCTGTAGCATCGTCCTTTTTTATTCCTATGATATCTGCTTCTGTAAAATCTCTTTTTAAAACATCATTAAAAGAATTTGTTAAATCTTCTGCTCTGTTTTTGAAAGACATTGCCTGACCTGACTGACGTTCTATCAATCGTCTTTGTGTATCAGACGCACCACCCGCAGGTAAAAGATTACGCTCTAACCAAGCAACACCAGATTCTATACCTTCTTTTTTTGCATCAGGAAGAACTTGTATTGCTTTTCTACCTGAAGCTTTACCTAACTGATATGCACCACCGCCAGCAACATTACCCAAAACACCTATGACAGGAGAAGCAACACCTTCTATAATACCTTGAGTTGCAGCCTCTGTTAAATCAATACCATCTTCTTCATCCCGTAGTCCTACTTCTTGCTGTATCTTTTGATTGATAACATTTGTTGCTGCACCACCAGTTCCAGCTACAGTTCCTTCTACTGCATAACTGGCTAATGCTGGTTTAGAAACAGCGGCTTTTATTTTTGATTTAAGATATTTTCTTACACCCTGTTTAGCAGCTTCTTTAGCAGCCAAACTAGCAGCACCTCCTGCACCTAAAGTAAATGCAGCGGCTACAGCAGAAAATAAATTAGTAGGATCAGTTATACCAGCAAGACCATAGTCTGCTATTTTTTTACCGAGAGGTGCGGCACCTTCTCCAAAGGTAGGAAGTTTATCTGCTTCTTGTAAAGAGTATCCAAGAATAGCTTTGCTATCATCATCCAAATCATCTATAGCACTTTTTGCTACAGGAGCAGCTACAAGATTGTTTTCAAAAAATCTCTTTCTTGTAAGAAAAGCATCTACGATACTTTGTTTATTTTGATAGTCAACATCAATTTCTAAATCTTTCAAGACATAGAAAAGACCATCAGTAAAGTCTTTATCAGCAACTAAACTTTCATATGACCTTTCTTGTACGGAAGGTTGTTGTTCTTCAGCCACTAGCCATTATCCTTTAGGTCTTCCACGTTTGTTTAATTGTTCTCGACTTCGTTGACCCAATCTTGATTTATCAATTATAGGAACATTATTTTGGTTACCTGTGGCAGGTGGAAGCGATCCTGGTTTATCAGATAAGGTTTTACCCATTGCAATTCTATATTGTTTTTGTACTCTAGGATCATTAGGATAAAGAGCAGCTATTTCTTTTTTAGCCTCTGGACTGACAGTACCATCATTAAATGTAGTTATTAGTTTACGAAGTTCTGAATTAGTAACCCTGCCAACTTTCGCTGCTTTAATATCTAATTCTCGTTTTTCTAATCCTAACCTTCTTCTAGCTATTTCATTAGCCAATCTTTGCTGCCTTTCTTTAGCTTGCTTGGCAGACATAGATGCAGCAGCTTGACCAAACTGTGTTCCTAAAGGTTTAGAAGGATCAGCCTGTGAATAACCTATAAGAAAGTCACCAAGAGTATCTAATCTAGTAGGAGTAGCAAAAGGATCTTGCTTTGGACGTTCCGTAAAAAAGTCACGTATTGAAGAAATACCTGAACTTACTGTATCTCTTGCAGTTTCAAAAAATCCTGGCTGCGCCTCTGCTAAAACTGCTGCTAAAGCTGCTTCTTCTTCTTTAGTAAATTTATCTGGATCATCTTCTGGATCAGGAATTTGTCCTCCAGCTTGAAGAGAAGCCAGTCCAGATGAACCTCCTACTTTACCACCAGTTTTTCTAAATTTTGATAACGCACCTAAAAATCCTGAAGCTTGTTGAAGATAGGTTGGTTGTGCCTGTCCTGGTCCTATGTTCGTGCGTGTACCTGCTGCACCTAACTGTCTTTGAGTGGGTTGAATAAACTCAGAGTATTGAGCAAGTGTAGCCTCTGGGAAAGTTCTTTCTTCTAAAAACTTTCTTTGTGATATATCTAAATCAGCTTGGCTTCGTCCTCTACGTGCTGCACCGACTGCTTCTAAACGTGCAAGTTCATCAGCAGTTCCTCTAGGTGCAACCTGTGCAAGTTCAGTAAGACTACGAGCAGCGCCTAATCTATTCTCTTGTTGTGCTTGTGCCTGTTGCACTGCTTGTTTAAAAGCTTCTGACAAACCTGCGGTTCTTATGTCAGCAATACCCTGTTCTAAATTACGGCGGCGTTCTGCTTCTAAGATAGCCTCTCTGCTACCACCAAATGCACCAGCCTGAACTGCTCTTGCAGCTAACTCCTGTTGTTCTATATCTGCTGCTCTTCTACGCTCACGCTCTGCTCTTTCAATAACCTGGGATACATAAGGATTCATAAACCTTGAGATGTCTGCATCTGTAGTTCCAAGACCAGCTAACCCTGCAAACTGTGCAGCAGGAGTAGCAAAAGCTTGGGTTTGTCCCACTGCTTGAGAAGTAAGATCGAATGCTCTTTCTTGTTCTGGACTAAACTCAGCTATCTCTTGACCAGTATAAGGAACATATCCTTCTTCTTTACGTGTTCTATAAATGTCCTGTGCTTCAGAAAGAACTTCTTTAACATAAGGTTTTAACTCTTCAGGTATTTCAGATGTCTGTCTTGATACTGTTTGTACAGGAGGAGGTGGAGGAGGTGAACCAAAGAACTGCACACATTTGGTATTTTCGTTTATCGTTCCTACGCCACCCATAGAACGAAGAACAGCCATCTCATGTTTGTTAACGTGAGCAAGTTCAGTGTCACCACATATGCCTTTACCAGACAATTCTTCATATAAAAAGTTATATAATAATACTTTCTCTACACTAGAAAAGTCTGACAAGACTTTATTAAATTTATTTTTCATGCTCATTGTTATAGTTCCTTAGTTAATACGGTGGCGTATTTTTTATAATTAAACTTCTCCAGTTTTCTTTTCCAACCATCCCTTGCAATTATTTTAATATGCTTTACGTTATTTTGTTTCGCATATTGAACCATGTCAGAATCATCAGACACACAGTAGTCTAACCAATCATCTATTGTATTTGTCTTTGCACCTACTAAGCAAATAGTAAGAACATTATAATTAGGATATTTATCAAGTTGGGTTGTTGCAGCGACAACAATTCCATTTTCTTCACTAAGTCCAACCCACAACTCCATTACTTCTGTTATTAATAAATTATAAATATCTTCTAAGTTATATTCCCCGTGACTTCTTTTCAGTGGTTTAGCCAGTAAGTCTTTTACATACGGCCATGTAATCTCTATACAGTTTGACCTTATCTTTGTAACTTCCATTTAAGATAACGAACTTAGTCCTTTCTCTGCGTCAATTTCTGTCTGTTGCTTCTCTCTTCCGAAAGCCTCTTTACGTGTATCTTTTACAAAATCATCTAACTCATCCGCGCCAGCGTCAGAAGAACCGTTACCAAGCATAGACACTACATCAGCAGGTATGACATACTCATCTTTACTAAGAAGAGCAAAGTCAGGATTACCACCTTCTACTCGGAAAGGTATTTCATCAGACATACCGTCACCCTTTCCTTCTACCTGACCTTCAAAATATTCTCCTACATCACCGCCTTCTCTAAGGCCAAGAAATTCTCTGACAGCGCTTATACCTTCGCTACCGTAAGATTTTATAGTGTCTAGAAAATTTTCATCTTCAGCTTGATTTGTATTTGAAAATGTTTTAGCGGCCTTAATTCTTTTATTTAAGTTTGGCTTTCCAGGTCTTTCAAATATTTCCATAAATCCAGTTGTTGTTTCTTCTACACTTCCTGTATCTAATATATTTTTTAATTTTTTAGCATTGCCTGAACCAAGAATACTTTTTTCAGGATTATTAATTTGCTCTGTCATAAAATCTATCTGACTAATCTCAGAATCTTTTTTACCTGTATCTTTTAAATATTGTTTATAATAAGGTTTCATAAAATCAAACTGAAATAAACCTATGGCATTTCCATTATCTTGTTTTCTTTTATAGTCAAAGGTATCATTTTCTCCAAAAATATTTCCCATTATTCCTGCAACTGCGTTAGGAGAATAATTTTTAGAAATTAAATAATTTTCAATTTTATTTTTATTTTTTTCTATTTGTTCTTTACTAGGTCTTCCACCTTCTTTCATAGGCATCATAGTAGTTAACCCTGGTTGAGGAGCTACTTCACTGATTTGGATTTCTTCTTGCGCTTGAACTGGCATAGCCATTGCTGGCATATCAGTTCTAGTTCTATCGGGTAATGATGTAGCAACATTCTTGACAGCATCTAAATTCTCCCTCTCTGACTCAGCCTCTACACGTCTGTCTATCATATTAGCTGCTTCACTACCTGCTCCAAAAGCAGCCAATGCTGCAGCAAACGGTGCGGTCTTTTGTGGATTAGCCATAGCATATTGACCAGCTACAGTGGCTACCTGACTTACTGCATCAGCAGGACTAAAACTTACTGGCATGCCTGTAGCCATGTCTACCTCTTGCTGTCCCAGACTTTGTAAACCAGCATCAGGAGAAGGCATCTGCATCTGTTGTACTTCAGCAGGAGGACGTTGAGCAGCCTCACGTAAAGCCTGTATATCTGCCAGCTTATCTAATCCTTCAACCATTATAATTATCTCCTAATATCCATGTAGTTAGACTGTATCTTAGTCATATCTGCATGTAATGTATTTTCTTTATTATACAGCGAATCTTTTGAATATGCCATACCTTCAGATTTAGTTGCTCCAAAAAAATCAGGCGGCTGTACTATACCTTTATTTACATTCTCAATAAATGTATTCTGATTTATTACTTCTAAAACTTTCTTATAGTCATACATTAGTGAAAGTCCACCCAACTATTACCTACATAGCCTTTAAACTTACTTGAGCTTATAGAGAAAGCGATATCTCCACTAGCGGGTCTACCTATTTCTGATACAGTAACAACACTAAATATTTTAGTAGCTGGAGTAGAACCTAGCTCTACATCTCTTGATTCTAAAAGAAACTTTAACTCACCAGCATAAGCTACAAGAGTATTGTATACCTGAGTTAAATCCTCTGTGTTCTGATATCTGGGTAGTTCTGGATAAAGAAAAGCCATTATCGTTTACCATCTCTTTGAATTGCCATACGAACACTACCCCACTTCCATGAGGTATTAAAGTCATTACAGGAAACTCTCACGTTAGATTGTCTTCCTCTTCCTCTGAAGTCTATCTTCTTCGTGCCTGAGTTAATTTCAAATGGTCCTTTCTCAATAGTGTTAGCCGCAGGAAACTCTCTGAAGTTAACAGACATATTTATGTTACCCTGATTTATAGTGTAGTCAGGAATAATTCTGTCTGCAAATATCAGATCGTTACCATCCTCTATATCAAAGTCTGCAGATTGCAGGAAAGAAGACAATGCTACTCCATCACCAGTAAATATAGACACAGGTTCGTTATCCCAGATATGGGGTGTTGCTCCTGCAGATACTTTTCCTGTTGCTATAGTATTAGTAAATACCGTAGCATCTTTGAAGGTTGTGTAGAAACCAGTGCCATATGCCCAAGTGTCTTCCTCATAGTTATAAAGAACATAAGCATTAGGTTCTAATGAACCTTCTTTAGGATAGTACCAGACAACTTCGTGAAACTCTGAGTTGACTGCAGCATAAACTTTATCACCCTGCGCCATATTAAAATCATCGTATAAATATCTGCGAACAGTGCAGTCTAGTTTATCCACTCTACCATCAAACCTGTAGAAGTTGTTGTCTCCCATCCAATAAGAAATACCGTCTACGTTAATAGCTGCATGTTGACCTATTAATCCACAGTTAGTTCCTAGTTGTGATATAGCAAAGATAAATGGTGGACCTACATACTGTAAAGAATATAATGCTTGGTCAGACCAAACATGTATTGTATTACGTGATCTAATACCGCCCTTGAGAGTTGTTCCATCTACTACTTGTAACTCACCTGATGTAGAGGAAACTGATGGTGTCCAGTTGGTAAAGTCTTCCTGATCTGACCATCTAATTAACAAAGGATTAAATGCACCACCAGCAAACTCATTTGTACCAAAAGCTAAAACGTGTCTGTCATTAGGGGACACAACAATGCTATTAATACTAGCAGGAGCAGTAGTTACTATAGCTGCTCTAATTGGTCTAATGCTTGCATCTGCATCCCAGTGTAATAAATTACCACCTCTGCGAACAGCTAATAAATCTTCACCAAAGTTATCTAGTGACCACTGAGTAGCAGCAAAAACTATATCTGAAGATTCAGCAGGTCTGTTCCACGCTCTTCCACCTGTTGTGGATACACCAGCATTGTAGACTCCTGCACCATAACCTAGACCCTGAATGTTATCATTTTGTCCTGTTCTTAAAAGGAAGTTAACTGTTGCTGTACCCGCACTTGTGCTTGTGGCTGTTGCCACACTTGTGGTGCTAATAAGAAAACGATTTGTTCCGCTTGTGCTAACCGCTCTAAATACAGGTCCACCAAAACTACTGGCAGCAAAGTTAGTGCTGGCAAAGTTTCTTATAGATGCGCTGGTAAAAAAGATATAGTCATTTACTGAAACATTATTTGCATTAAGACTAACTGCTATCTTATTAGAACCTGAAACAGTTGCTAACTTACCTATTGTTCCATCTGTTCCTACAGTTACTGTACTCACGATAGGAGTTACATCATATAAAATATCACTGGCAAGAACATATAGTTTTTGTTCTGTGCCAAAAGATAAAAGTTTTTCTGTATTGTTATTCTGCCAAGTAAGTAAGTCTCTTGCTGTGCCATCAAAAGTAGTATCTAAATGTTTTTGATAGCCACGTAAATTTTCTGGCTTGCCTTCCCTAAAACGCACACGGTCACAGTCATACCAAGAACCACTTTCAGAGTAGTCTGTAGACTCTCTGCGTATTCCAGGTCTGAGATTAAATTTAAATAATCTTGCTGTTGTGCTTGCCATTTAAGTTTTTATTATATAGTTGAGAATAAATGTAGGTTGAATATTATTATGTGCTTCACCACTACCTTGTTCACTAGTACCATTACCACTTGAAAAAGCATCTCTTCCACTTCCAGCTTGTGCTGTATTATTTGCAGCAGCATTATTAAAGTAGTGGAAATCAGGTAAAGTAGAAACTGTAATTGTATTACTTTGTGAACCACCAGTATTTCCTAAAGCAGAACCATCTATTCCTCCAGGAGTAGATGAAGTAAGAATACTAACTGCTGTGCCACCCATATCATCTTGACCTGCAACAACTCTTCCTCTAAGGTCAGGAACATTAAAAGTACTTGAACCATCTCCTGCACCATAAGTTGCACTTACTACTGCAAACAAATCAGAATAAGTACTTCTACTTACAGCTTGTCCAAAACAAAGTAAAAATCCTGTTGGTGCAGAACCTCCTGCATAAGGAGAAATCATTCCTGTAGGTATTATACCCAGACCAGCAAATGCAGAAGCAGACACTGTTCCTGAAAATCTACCTGATACAGCAGATACTGATGTAGCATGTATAGCTGTAGCCGACACTTGAGCAGCAGTCATAATACTGGTAGATACTTTAGTAGCATTAAGAACATTGGTAGATACTGATGTAGCTGTAAAACTATTAGCAGTAAAAGAACTTACGGATGTTGGGAATGCAGTCTGATATACATCTGTGCCATCAGATGCTACCATCACATTAGAACCTTGTTCTATAGTAATAGCTGTATTACCTGCAGTTTTAATTTTAAGAGCAAATGATCCTGATGTATTGTTTCTTACATAATACATCTTATTAACAGAAGGAATAATGATAGAAGTTTCTGCTGTGAGTGTACCATCAAAAGACAAGATAGCTTTACGTGACTGATCTGTAGCACCATTAACCTGAGTTAGTGTTATAGGAGTAGTACCACTAACCGAAACTACCTGATATGCTGCAACCGCCTGATCAACCAGATCAATAACATTAGTATTAAGAATTGCTCCCCAAGCATTAGGATTTTCTCCATCTGCTTGCTTCTCTAGTCTTATATTTGATGTATAAGTACTTGCCATTTTAAACTCCTAATTCTGGTGCAGACAGATATAATATATAACCAAACTCTGTGGGATTTGTCTTAATCTTGTAAACTATTGTTTGTGTTTTTAAATAATTTTTAAATCTATATATTTCTTCAATTACTAAACCTATTACTTTTCTTGGATGAGTAAAACATCTCTCTCCCGCAGACAAACTAAGAAATAAAAGATCTGCTTTTTGTTTTGACTCTTGTAAACCTTTACCTACTCTTAATATTGAATCTTCATCTATACAAAAACTTTTATAAGTTATTAAGTCTTCAGACATAGGAACTGAATTATGATTACCTTGTGCAGAAAAAGAATATAAAAAAACCTGTAAATAAAATAGTGTGAAAATTAAAATGTATTTCTTCATGTTCTTGGGTCTTCAGGCCATCCACTGTTTATATCAATTGCTTCTAACTCTGAAACACTACTGGCATTATTAATAGCTGTTTCTAACTCTGCATGTTTAGTTCTTAAATTTGTACGCCATGTGGCTAAGTCACTGGGTTTAGCTTTCGATGTTTCTTGTTCACGAATTATTATCCAATCAGTACTTCTTAATAAATCTGAAAGATTAAAATTAATTTTTTCTACTAAAATTTTTTGACAATCACTTAAACTTTTTTCTGTGTTAGTATATGTTCTTGTTACACCACCATTTTTAAATTCATCTTTATAAGTATTAGTGTATAAAATATTATTTTTTCCTGATCCATTTTCTGTTACTTTATAAATACCTATAGCTTCTAACTCTGAATCACTCCATAGTGTAAATATATTTTTAGGATATTGAATAGTATCTATAGTAGTAGCTTTTGGTTGTTTAAAAATTTTAACTACAGAATTATTTTTAACTAATGCCCACATAATCTTTCCTTTTAAACTGGTGCTGAAACAGCTACATCAAGAATAGATATTGATGTTTTAACTGTAAAATCTGAACCAAAACCTCTATTTGTAGCAAATTCAGTTGCAGCTTCTCCATCTCTTAAAGATAAATACATCATAGGTCTACTACCTGTTGGAGTTGAACCATCTGCACCTAAATCAACAGGTGTGCCATCAGCATTAATAAATTTTCTTCTATTAGATTCAATATTAAAATTAATGTACTGCCCAGGTGCATAATAATATTCTGCTAAACCTCCTCTATAAGCAGCATGCGCACCACTAGGGCCAAACAAAGAAGCGCCAATATAAAATCTTGATGCACCAGCCGTATTTAAAAATAAACCAGTAGCTGTACCAACAGACGCTTTATGAGTATCATTAACATATACATTGCCTACATTAGTTACACATGTATTAAAACTAATTTGTATACAATTCCACTGATTAGTAACAAATACATTAGACATTCCTGCTTTTGAAAACATAAAAGATCCAGCAGGTGGTGACATAAAAGCATCATACCCACCAGCAGCATCACCTTTTCTATGAAAAAAACTATATTGAGTAGTTATTTGAGTACCATTAGTATCATTTCCTGTGACTGCTCCAGCGCTAAAAGGATATATATGTGTACCAAATCCAACATTAGCTGCTGATATTTGAGAGGGATAAATCCAATAAGACCACGATGCTTTTTTAGTATTAGCTATGAGTGTTGAACTGCTACTACTAACAGTGGCATTTGCTGTACAAGAAGTAAATAAATAATTTAAACCCCCTGCACTTGTATTAGGGAGAAATGCAGCTTTAGGACTAAAACCTTCTTCACCTTGACCACCAGAACCAGCTAATATATTTGTATTAAAAACCATTTAAATTTAAACCTTATGATGTACTTGCATATGCTTTAGTTAACACTGCTTGAGTTAAGACAGCAGTATGTACTATGTAATCTAATCTGTCTATTGCATTAGCAGCAGTTGAAAGATCAGGTGCAGTTCCTCCAGCAAATTGATAATAGTTTGAATAGCCTAAAGTTCTGTTTCCTGTTCCATCTTGAACTATAAATATACTACCTACCTGACCTGGGGTGCAATTAGTAGGATTACCTAAAGTTCTGTTATCAGTAAGAGTAACTGTAAAGTTTTGACCTGTGTTAAAATCAACTGCAATAACTGTAGCATCTGTCAACTGATTTACATCTGCAGCGGCTGACTTAGAAATATGTATTTGTTTTTCTGGTGAAGCTTTGTCTACACCAATCTTACTTCCTACTCTTAACTCACCACTTACAGATGCAGAAGTTTTAACTACGAGAGTATTGAATGTTCCTTTGTCTGCAGATACACTGCCTTCAATAACAGCATTGATAGAAGTAATAGCAGCAGCATTAACACTGGTCAAAGCACTGACTGCTGCAATGTTTGTATTGCTGTTTCCTATACTTGTAGCTAATGCTGACGATACAGCCGCCAACTCTGCCGATGTAGCAAAGTTAGATCCATCTCCAAGAATAGAATTAATCGATGTAATAGCTGCATTACTATTTCCTATACTTGTAGCTAATGCCGATGACACAGCAGCCAGTTCCGCTGATGTAGCAAAGTTAGAACCGTCTCCTAGTATGGAGTTAATAGAGGTTATAGCTGCTTTATTTACACTTGTAAGTGCGCTAACTGCAGCTATATCTGAAGCAGTAGGAACTGCAGAACCACCTACAAATACATTAGTAGATGCAAATAAATTAGCTGCACTGACATTACCACTAAACTCTGCAGCAGTGCCACTGACCTTTCCATTAAATGCTGCACCACTTACAACTGTAAGCTGATTAACTGTAAATGCTGATACTGAACTAGGAGCAGTAGGTAAATTAGTTAAGTTAGATCCATCACCAAAATAAGATGCTGCGCTAACATTGCCACTAAATTCTGCTGCAGTTCCGCTAACCTTACCTGTAAACGATGCTCCACTAACTACTGTTAATTGATTTATTGTAAATGTTGATACAGATGTTGGTATAGATGCTTCTACACCTGTTAAATTAGAACCGTCACCAAAATATGTTGATGCACACACAGTAGCTATTAGAGTTGCAGCATTAGCTGTTATGTTTCCTGATGCGCTAAGATTAGCACCAACTGTTAGTTTACCTGTTGTCTCTACTTCAGAGTTACTTATTTTTAAGGCTGAGTTTGTTCCTTCACCGTCTGAAACAAAACGTACAGTTGAATCTACACCACTGTTACTGTTACTTACCTGAAGTAAATCTTTGTAACTGTTTGATATGAGTTTGCCAGTAAGTGTTGCCATTATATTAAATTCCAAAATCTATCTGTGTCTTCCCATTTAGTATTAGCATTTTGCCACTCAATGCCTCTATCTAAGTTAGACGGTGGACGAGGATTACGAATATTTATATCATCTCTTACATCAGGTACTTTATTCTGCGGATGATTTTTTAAATCATATGCTCCATCAAAATCAGTAGGACAAACAAGTAAACCATAACTGTTTAGTTTCATTACCCTGTGAGGATAAACAAAACCGCATATATCACATACAGCTTTGGCGTTCTTATTGCTTGCCATTATTATAACCTATTTATTCTAGGTAAAAAATAAGCACTTGCTCTTTCTCTGTCTTCATCCATAGCGTGCATAAGACGTTCTTCATACTCTGCTTTGAGAAGACCAATCCGACCTACGTCAACACCTGGACGTTTCATAGCCATGTAATAAGCCAGACCTGTAGTAAGACAAGGAAGAAATCTACGAGATATATCAGCATTCTGACCAGCAGATTTTGTTACATCTTCTGTATGCTTAACCTGCTCCAGCTTTAGAATATCTGTAGTATTATCTGGCACAGGCCAAAGGAATAAAACAGGATTGCCTCTCTCTCTACGAATAGCATATTGATTAGGTCTTCCTGTTTGACTCTTACGAGGAATCTTTAAATATTCTTCCATCGTAATACGTTCAAGCTGAAGATCAATATTATCTCTTCGTAAAACTGCTTCGGTAACATCAATGGTGCTTGAAGTTAAAGCATAAGATGTTACACTGGTAGATACTGAGATAGCAGTAGTACCAGCAGTCCAAAGAAGAATGCCACGGTTCTGCCAATCTTGGAGAAGAAGATTAATTGATCTACGAGCAGACTTAGGTTCATGTCCCAGTGTCTGCTCACCACCAATCATCTCCGTTGCTTCTTGAATAACTTCATCAATATCCATTGAGAAGTCGTATGTTCCGCTAGTACCCATTTAGTTATTCCTAGTCGTTGTATTCTATGATTTTTCCTGGCTCATAGTCCACTACAACATCCTGCTCTGCAGCTTTAATCTGTGGACCTTTACGTGCAGCGCCATACCCCTGACCAGTAGGACGACCCGTCATCTTGTCTATGTCTTCTGCAGTGCGAGGATTACGAATATAATTAAAAGTATATTCAGTTATCCCTTTTGGATTGTTAGACATGTTTATCTCCTTCTAGATCTTCTTCGCCTGTTAGTTTTCAAAGCAAGCGATCTAATAAGTTTTTTACTTTTTTTCTTTTTAGAAGGTGCTTTGATAATCTGTTGGCTTATCTTTGACCTGTTTATTGTCATTACTAGTAAAGACGATTATGAGGTGCTTTAGTAGATTTTTTCTTCATAGCACCACCCTTTGAAGCATTCTTAGTTCCTTTTTTCATTGCTCCACCTTTAGACATGTACTTAGTATTTTTCATAGCGCCGCCCTTAGACATATATTTAGTGTGTTTAGGCATCTTCAGTCTCCTCTTGATACAAGTTGTTAAAAGTTAAATATGGATTCATGTAGCTGTCGTGTATTTCTGCTGAATGAACATACTGACTTGGTGCAAAGTCTGGCGCACCTTCACCAGTTACCCATAAAGCAGGATTAGTAACTCTAACCCTATTATTTGGTAGTGCTACTATATTACCAGTATATGGTCCTGCATCAATCAACTCTATAACATGTGACTGTTTATGTTGTGCAGGATCATCTGATATAGAACTATCCGTATAATCTACTGTAAACAAATACCTCCCAGTGTGAAAAACATTATCTATTTTACATAACCACGGACTTGATGATATTCTGTCCATTACTATTATAGCATGATTTCTAGAAGAACAGTCCCAAGGTTGTGCTAAATGTGTCGGCATTTTAACAGGCCATTCTTCTAATCTGGTGTCAGCTATCAAAGCTGTGATAGGCATCCTTGCCCACATTGCTCCACCATGTACATTTTCTTCTTCATCGCATCCAGTAAATACAACATTAAAAGTTAATGATCTGTCTGGTATTGTATTAACTGCAATTACTAAAGCGTGTAAATATTCTCCTTCATAGTCCATGTGGTTATTAGTAAATTCTTTTCGTACCCAACACTTAAACTGTGGGATGTTTGAACTTAAATATGCCATTTTATTTTTTACTTTTGTGTTTCTTTCTTAATGTTTGTTTAGCAACTTTTGCCAACCTGGATTGTTCAGGTTTGTTTGCAAACTTTGCGCGTTGTTCCAATACTGTTAATATCTGTATTTTTCTTGCATATGGCTTTCTTATCCTTTTAACTTTTGCAATAGTATCTTTAGCATCCTTAATTGTAGCATACTTTATACCTACTGTATCCTTTGGATTTTCATCTGTATAAAGTCTACGACCAGAACCTTTAGGTTTTTTTCCTGTTCCTACTTTTGGGTCTTTTACTTTTCTCATTTTTCTTCACATAGTTTTTAATAATATTAGATTGCTGTTTATGTAAACGAGAGGCTTTTGATAATGCTTTAGAAACTTTTTTTAACTTTTTAACCATCTAACATCTCCACCTTCTTCTGGCTTGTCTAAGTCTTGAGTTAGGATTCTTTGCAGCTTTAGGAAACTTTTTCATTTGTCCTGCTGATCTGGCACAAAAACTTTTTCTTCTGGCTGCTCTTGCTTTAGTTCTTGGTTTCTTTTCAGTCACAGCAGTTTGAAGTTTACTACCAGGATTTTGTCTTCTGTATTTTGCTACCCCTTTAGCAGTTAGACCTGCACCAGCTTTTGTGGGACGCTTATCTCCTTTACCGATAGTAAGACCTTTCATGCCTTTACCAGTAGTTTTCTTTTTCTTTTTAGCTGCCACAGTACCACCCTTTTTTCTAAAAGCTTTTGTTTTCTTTGCGATAGATTTAGGTTGTTTAGAAAATTGTTTTCCTTTTTTAGTATCTTTTCTTTTCTTTCTACTTGTAGCAGCATATTCTGCAGGAGACAATGCCGCTATAGCTTTAGATGGTAAATAACGTTCACCAGTTTTAGCTGAAGGCTTTCCTGACTTTGTACGCCACTTCTGCTTTGTCCAATCTTTTAAACTCTTCTGTGATTTTTTTAAAGCCATTTTTACTTGTATCCACCACCCGCAGCTTTATATTGTTTAGCCAGCATTTGCGCTTTTCTTGCACTCCACTGACCAGGATTTCCACCCTTGCTGCCAGCTTTAATTTTATTAAATAATCTTTTACGCATAGTAGGTTTAGTATAATTACCAGCTTGATTAACTTTAGATTTAGATTTACGGACAGCTTTCTTTCTCATTTTTATACCCATCTATTAGTTTTACCTTTAGATTGCCTACCTATTTTACCACCAACTTTCATTGTTTTAAAACCTCTCATTGCAGCACGAACACCACGAGGTGCTTTACTTACTTTTTTCTTTTTACCTTTTCCTACACGACCACCTTTGAAGTCACCTTCATAAAGTTCTGCTTCTTCTAGTCTTTCACGTATTTCATCAGGCATTTTATTCTTGTCTACTTCATACATTAATCCTAAATCTTTTGAAGTTTGACCAGGATAAAAAGCAAAACGTCCACCTTCTGTTGGATCTTTCTCAGGTTTTGTTTTTTGAGGTTTAGTTTTTTTAGTAGTAGAAATAGGAGCAGGTTTTTTAATTGGCTTTGTTTTCTTAGGAGTGGTTTTTTTAGGAGTAGATTTTTTACTATCACTACCCATAATAGAACCTGCTGCTGCTGTACCTACAACAGCCGCTGCAGTTCTGGTTTGTTTGGCTTTTTCCTGAGCAGCTTTAGATATTGGCCTAGCTCCTAATGGCTTACCGTCTGGACCTTTCTTAAATCTTGATGTAACAAGATTACTTTTTTTAGAACCAACTTTTTTATCTAATCCAAATGCTAATCTAAGAGCATCTTTATTATCTTTACTATTTAATGCTGTTCTAACATTTTTAACAAAGTTTGGTCCTCTTGTCGCTAATGCTTTTCCAATTTTTGCAGCACCTAAACCAGGAATAGCAAGACTAGCTATTTCTGCAACAAGTTGTCCTTGTTTTCTTCTTTTTTGAAGTTTAGGACTTTCTGCTATTCTTTTGCTTTTTTCTTCAGCTTCTGTTTTCCCAACTTTACCCCTATCTTTTCTTCTTTTAAATTCTTCTATTTGTTTTAATGTAGCCATAATAATATCCTTTCTTAACTAAAAGCCGCGTAAAGCAACACCTGCTCCACGACCTAAAAAGTTAGCTCTTTTTTTAACTACAACCTTTTTTTTCTTACCTTTTCCTACACGACCACCAGCAGACTCACCCTGCGCTGACATTAGTTTTTCAAAGGTAGGCATGTTTGCTTGTTGCTTTTCATAAGCTTCATCAAACTCTTCATCCTTAGATTTTTTTCTACTCCCTCCTCTATTCATAGCATCAATTTCTCTTTGATACTTTGAAGCAGGACTTTCATTGGGATTAAGAGGATCAAAGATAGGACCAGCCATTATAGTCTCCTTTAATTAGTATTAGCTACCAGATTGTCATCTGCACCAGCAGGACTTGCAGGAGTCTGCATGTCATCTCTACGTGTTCTACGTGCCTGATTACGCTGTAACTCTAGAAGCTGTGCATATCGTTGTTCATATAATTGTGAAGTGGGATAATCTTTTTGAAACATCATTGCCTCTATCATAGAAGCATTATAAAGAAGGTCGTAACAAAAATCAGTAAAATAGTTTTCAGGAGTTGCGGATGTTAATGTTACTGGGCGATTAACATGAACGACCTGTCCACTGTAAGTAGATGCAGGAGTAGGTGCAATTAAAACTGTAGAATTATTACGAGGCGCATAATACCTTGGTTCATCAGTTGATGCGCTTACAGGCCAGTAATCATTAATATATTCATCAGTTCGTTGCAGTAAATTAATCTTTGTAGAGTCGCTTATAATATTAATATTCTTAACTATGCGTGTGCCTGTGGGTAAGGTAAGGATATTGTTTCCAGAAGAAACAGCAACAGAAGTATAAGAGACTAAACCATAGTCATCCAAATCTTTTGTCAGACGTTCTTCGGCACGATTAACCATCTTAGGAATATAGTTAATAAACTCTGTTCCTTCATTTTCAGATGTCTGAATAATATCGTTTACCAGATAAGTATAATCAACCATAGAATACTGCTGTTGTAGCTGTTGAACTTGGAGCAGAAACTACAACTGTTCCTTTCATCGCAATACCTAAATCAGAGAAATAAACTTCGTTTGCATCCGATGCTGTCGTATTTACAAACCTAATATTATTTCCTTTAACCGTACCTCGCGCATCAGTAGAAGTTCCAGTGATAAGAAACTGACCAATACCTGTAGCAAATACAGAGCGAATACGTGTGTCTGCGAGAGAAACACTGGTTACAGTATCAAGAACTGCTCCACTTCCAGTTACAAATCCTTGTCGAAGAGTGGTTGCCATGTTTTGTTCCTTTACATAAACAGAAGATAATTATTTATATTATATATCAAGACAGGTAATTAGAAAAGCAAAGGGTGAAGAAAAAGAATTGTGCGTCTTTCTCTCCACCCTTATTTAACCTAGTCTATACTAACCTAGTTTACACGGCTCTTAGGAAGAACCTGAAGCACCGTAATAGCTACGCCAATCAGAAAAGCCAAAGCTGTAACGCTCACGCGCTTTAAATCTAAGATTACCTGTATCGAAATCAGGTTCCATCTTAGTTTGAAGAGGTGAACGAACAAACATTTTAGCACCATTTGGGCAGTCAGTACGCAAGAACCAAGCATTACCGTCTTGGAATCTACGGTTTACATAAAAACCACCAGGAACTAAACCTTGACTGCGGATGCTGTTAATGTCGTTAACATTTGTTGCACCATTACCAGCAGTCGTTGGGTTAACTCCAATAGTCGTTGACAGCGTGCTATTCAAGATTTGGTCTGCTGTGAAAGCAAGATCAGGCGGCACATGAAGTGATTCAACCTGTAGACCAATAAGAATACCACGATCATCTTCTGCTTTTGAGATAGTAATCAAAGCCGACTCAAGAGATGCTTCTGAAAGATCAGTAGCACCAAGAGTGTTGGATTGAGTACCACCACCAACTACTGGATGACTAGCACTAAAGAAAGGCTGTCCGTCCCCACCAGGACTTCCTGCCGCAAAGCCGTTGTTGAAAACATCAGCAGCTTTAACTTGTTTAGTGTTTGCCATTGCACGAGCAAGACCACGCGCACGTAGTTTAGCAAAAGTGTCATAAAGATTATCTTCCATAGCTTCTTCAGTTACTGCAAAAGCAAGAGCTATTGTCTCGTGGCTGTAACGAGAAGCATAGCCTTCTTGTGCATCATCAAACTGAACGGCAGCACCTTCACTTTTAACAGGTGCAGTGCCAAAGCCAGTGAATAGAACTTCTTCCTCAAACGCACGATCTGACTGTTCAATATCAAAGAGTGGAGCATGTTCATTATCCACATCATTGTATTCAATGCCAAATACAGCATTTAATCCTGGGAGCAGTTCTTTCGCAATACTAGAGCGATTAATAGCCATTTGTTATTACTCCCTTCCTTAGTTAGCCGATGAGTCAGCGGAGATGTAAGCATCTACGTGACGCACGATACGAACTTCAAGTTTCGGGAAGGCACGATCTGCGGCAACAGTAATATCATTTCCTGGCTCATCCAGTACAGCGATGGGACGAAGCATTCCACCTGTGGTGGTGGTGCGAGAACCAGCTTCAATTCCAAAGCCTGAACGACCAGTTACCGTAGAACCTGCACCCAATGTGCAACTAAAGTTCTGTGACATAATATCACCAGCGGTGACAGAAGCATCAGCTTGAACTATAAAGGTAGCTTGCGGATCATCAACAACGAACGCAACCGCATCGTCAGATGACGTACCACTAGGCCAATAGTTAGAATACTTAATTTCACCGTTAGCAGTATATTTACAACCCTGAAAAACACCTATAGCTTTTTGAGTTGAAACGCTCAAAACGACCACATTTCCTGCAGCATTACATACAATATCACCACTGAAGATATTGGTTGAGAAACCACTTGCAATGGGATACTCATTCGTAGCGTTGCTGTTAACAGCGCCACCACGTTTGCGAGAAGGAGTAAGGCCGTTTAGTGCTTTAGTATCAGTCATAACACTATTCCTTTCCTTGTTTTAAGTTACGATGACAAACAGGAAAGCTACTCTTGAAAAGAAGGTTGCCTCCCTGTAGTTACCCTTGAGCGACTGGAGTTTGATATCGGCATACGTGAGTCTGAATTACGCATTAGTTGTGCGTTTACAGCGCCTACCGCATCTCTACTCTTTTGCTCATAAAATTCTTGACGGGATTCAGCCAGGTCAGTTGGCATCTTTGCCAAAGCCAAGTCTCCACGACAGACTGCTCCTGAATATCGTCCTTCCTCTCTCACGACAGAGGAGTGTGTCATTTCGGGAACTTCCTCGGACTGAACTATCTCCCAACCTTCGGCCTGACGTTTACTTATATTTTGAATATCGTCATTACCTTTAATTGTCATTCTGATCCAGCGTAAAGACATGCCTTCACTTTTGAATCTTTCTGTGACAGTTGGGGGAATGTCTAACCAATTAGGTTCTTCAAATGTCCTACGAGGTTTAGCTTCCCTTGTGCTACTACTACGTGAGTTTGTATTTCGTGCCATTGTAAATTTTCCTTCCACGCTTAATTAAAAATGCTAGTGTAATCGCCTTCAGCTTTTTCAACTTTCAGCTTTTCCGCAGCATATTGTTCAAGTGATATCCCCCATTTGTTAGCTAAACGAACATCTTCTTGCGTTAGTTTAACTTTATTACCCTTAGAGGTTTTAGGTGTGCGTGATGCACCAGCTACCACTTGAGCAGAATTTGACGGTGTATCCTGCAAACGGGGTGTTTCAGGTTCTTGGGCAGAAGTATCCTGAAACCTTTGAGGATAACGACTACGTAATCTGTTGTCGATTTCCTCATAAAAATCATCATCAGAAGGATCGTATCCTTCATCTTTTAACTCTTGATCTATTGACAAAGCGGCGGTAGTCATTATCTGATCTTTACCAAACCAATTATTTTTAGCTGCCCAATCAACAGCTTTAGGATCATATTTAGGTGTCTGTTGTTGTGGTTGACTTACCTGTGATTGCTCTGCCTGTGTGCTGTAATTTTCTAATGCTGTGCGCTGATTACTAATCTGATTAAGTTCAGCGTATGCTTTACTAATACTTTCTTGTGCTGCAATCTGAGCATCTACATCGCTATTTTCTATAGCTTGCCTATAAATACTTTTAGCAGCTTCTAAATTACTGTTTAACTGACTTTCACTATTATCTATAGAACTTTTTAAAGAGTTAGATAATTGTTCTTCTTTTTGATTTAATTCATTCTGAAGTGTACTAAGACGCTCCTCCATCTTCTGAAGTTTCTCGTCGCGTTCCTTACGTTGACGAATTAATTGTCTGATACGCTTTTCCGCGCCTTTAGTCTCAATACCTTCTAATTCTTTTACTGGCTTTTCTTCATTCTCAACCTTTTCAGGTTTTAAACCTTCCTGTATTTGTTCAACATAGGTCGATTCTTCTTTTTGTTCTGTAGCAGCTTGAACAGGTTCTTCTTTTGTCTCTTCACCCTCTACTTCAAACTCAACAGGTTTCTTCTTTTCTACACCATCTATTTCAATGGTTGACCATTCCTCTTGATTCTCATTCATTACTTTTCCTTTACATACCGCTAGTGGCGAACCTAACGAATTGAGGTTTATCCTGCGCCTTTACTATATTTTATATTATGAAATATAAATATACAAATTAATTTGAAAGATTAAAAGTCGGGTCAAGCATATGTGGACTTTGTACCCGCATAATAATCTGATCATCAAACAGAAGAATTAGTTTAAGACCTTTGTATACAAACTTCTGACCACTGAACTTTCCATAGCAAACATAATCACCTGTAGCACACCACTCACCTAACGGAAACTTCTCTTTGTCCTTGTAAGCAAGATCGCCCAGTTTTAATACTCTGCCTACCGTTGTAAGATATGCTATATCATCCTTTAACTTTTCTGGGATAATAATACCACCTTTAGTTTTTTCTTTTACTACTACTGGTTGAACTAAAACATGATAACCAGGAATATCTGGCAAGTCATTCACATCAATTAGATTACTGTCTGGATTTACCCAATCTGAATTATTAATTGATTTGTCTAACTGTACAGCTTGCATTAATTTTCTTCCTCATATATTCGGTGTTTAACTATATACTTCAATAAGTCTTGTGCAAATTCAATACCCTCTATCAGACCTACTGCCTGACGATATTCATCGTAACTAGAGGCATTTCCATATGCAAGAGATTTTTTTGTTTCTTCTATCTTTTCTTCAAACTTTAAATTTAACTCGTCCCAAAATTCCATTGTTATCCTTTATTACTGTCAGAGATAAACTTACTCAGCATGTCTGCTGCTTTAAGAGTTTTGTCTCTATCAATATTTGCCTCTGTGTCTGCCAATTCAAGTAGTGCTTCCATAGCTGCAATAGCTTTCTTAGACTCTCTGTTACGTTCAGAATCTTCTGCTTTTGCTGTAATACTAGCACCTTCTTTGAACATGTCCAGTTGAATTTGCAGTTCTTTAAGATCAAGTTCACGTTGTTTATTGGCAGCATTAACTGCTTCTTTAGCTGCCTGTGTCTGAACCTTTTGCTGCTCAAGACCAAGCTTCTGTCCTTCAATCTGAACAAGCTGTGCTTCAGGTGACATAGCCTGTTGTTGCATAGCAGCAACCTGATTAGCTTGCATAACCTGTTGAGCGGCAGTAGCCATAACTGCTGAAATTAGATCAGGATTATTTGGATCAATGCCCTGCTGTTCTGCTTCATCACCATATGTAGAAATCATTTCCTCTGTTATACCAGTGATCTGTTCCTGATATTTTAACATAAGATGTTCCTGCATGTTTGCTTCTAAAATTGGTGCTATCCGTTTCATTAATGGGTTAGCACCATTAGCAGGGTCTTGTAGATATGTAGTTTTAACTTGTATATGGGCATCATGGTTTTGACCAGGAAATGCTTTAATAGCCATACCTTTAACTGCTGCACTAATATCACTGAGAGGATCAAGCGGTACAGGCTTTGGCTTGCTTGGCATGATCTTATCTAAGTTAGGAATATTTG